CCAAGTAGGAGGAAACACCAAGACTCTACCAGGTTCTGCATCAAAGGTCAAATCATGATAAGGAAAAGCAGTCTGACCTCCAGTAAATCCATCGTTCAAATAAACAAGAAACGCCAGGTATCTTTTGGATGAATCATGATCCTGAACATCTACATGTAGATCAAACATATCATCAGAATCTGGTTCATATTTTTTGATTCTGAATTGTTCCAAATACAATTTGTGAGGCCACCAGGCAGTAAATTCTTCTAAATCCTTTTTGTACTCTTTCATCACATCAACTATCTTATAAGTTAATAGTTGAGTAAACTTAGAGTACTCTTTATGATCGTTGAGATTTACTTGCGTGAAATTCGGCCGGCCTGCGTTGTCAATCCTCTCTTGATATAAGGAGTCTTCAAATATAGCAATCAAGGACTGACAAGTAATATCATCAAAGACTCGATCAAAAGTCTTGATGAATTTATCCATAGGTAAATTGTCCCTTGGCGACTTCTTCCAGTTGTTCCATAACTTCTTCAGTGAAGTAAGTTTCTGGGTCAGCCAAGATTTGTTTCGCGTAGATTTTCTTCCCATTCATTTCGTAACGTCCAGCAACGTTCTTCCAGAGACCGCCAATCTCACCGAGCTCAAGAAGACCATAATATCTATCAAGACCACGCTCATCATAATAAAGACGAATTTCCACATCTTTATTCTCCTTTGTTAAACGCGACTTAGCAGCCTTAGCTTTGATAATGTTTCCAACGATTTCTGTTCCGTCTTTTTCTTTTTTCTTTGAGAGATAGATGATAGTAGAAGCGGCGTACTTAAGACCGCTGCCACCACCCATTTCTTTTGTAGGAACATAAGCGCCGATGACATCATAAGTGTGGTTGGTTACTAACATAGGAATCTTCGCTTGACCCAACTTGAGTGTGAGCATACGGAAAGCACCTTTGATAAGTTGGGATTTGGTCATATCCCGAACTTGCTTGTCGTTGAGTGCATCTGTGATCTCTTTCTCAGTGGAAAGCATCCCTAGAGAGTCTAACACAAACATACAGGGCTTGCGTTCTTCTTCAGGTTTTTTTAAATACATGTCTACCGCCTTCAGAGCCTTACTACGAAACTCTTCAACGGTAACCACATTCACAACCACAAACCTATCCAGGGGAATATTTCTATCTTCTAGAAGTTGACGGTTAATTGCGGCTTCTGTATCAAAATACAGAACATACCCGTCTGGATTAGATTGAAGAAAATTATTGACAACAGAGAGAGAAAAGAAGGTTTTGCCCGTAGAAGATTCGCCAGCGATAGCAGTGATTCTCCTATCAGAGATCCCACCATGGAGAGACCCAGAACAAAGAGCATTAAAGATGAACGAACCAGTGTCAACGAATACTTCAGATTCGTTAATATCTGAGGCCAGTTGGGTGTAGTCATCGCCAATCTCTTTAACAATGTCTTTCAAAAAATCCATAATCAAATACCATCCTTTACTTCATGCATTCTCACATAATTATACTCATTCTCTTGGGTTTTTGCAAACCAAGTGGCAGCTTCGTAACCCTCAAAAATTCTCATATTTTCTTGGGACCAATATACTCCATCATTAGACCAAGATACAATCCACTGTTTCATGCGCCTACGTTAAAACTAAGAGATCTCCTTTCTTCATCACAAACATGGAAGTGAACCCAATGTCTAAGATGACTAGGGAAGATATACATTTTACCTACCTCCTGTTTAGGGAGATATAGTTCATCATTATGGTTGAATTCCAAAGACCTATCAGGGCGATCTGGCATATCCAAATCATCAGGAATATTCTCTGGAAGTTTCAAAACAATTACTCCAGACAAAAAGTGGTTGTGGCCATGTGGAGGAGTAATGTCACCTTTAAAGTACCTGTTTATCCATATATCAGAATATCTATCATCCCAATCTGGGGCAGGAATATTCAAGGTATCACATGGACGACCCAGATAAGTCAAATACTGTTGAGACATTGCCAAAATGAAAGAATCTAAAGTCAATTTTTCAACTTGATCCTTCAGAAGATAAATGATCTCAAATCCCCTGTTGAGTAGGTTTGGGAAGTTGGGATTTTTCGTATGTTTGTTGGAACAAAGTTCCAGAGTTTCATCATCCATATTATCAACCAGGTCATTAAGACCATTGATAAGGTCCATAGGACAATCGACTTCAAGTAAGGCAGGACCAAATGGATGCACTGCCTGAATATTAATCTCACTCATAGGAAGAAACTTTCAAGGGTATTGGTTTTTTCAACAGTCCATCCAATGCAGTCCATGATAATTTTCATGGGTTCAATGAATGACTTATTAAACTGTAGTTCATAGTCCACATACTTATGTAGATCTAATTCTTTAGGGAAGTCTTGGATGAATGACAAGACATTCTCTTGCATAGGATTTGGCGTCTTGAGATATACAAATTTGATCTTTTCGCCACTTTGGATTGGGGCATACTTCCTTTCCAATCCTTTCTTTTTAGTCCAGTGGTTGTACAAAATCACCCCACGAACGTGAATTGGACAACCTTTCTCATAGAGAGTAGCTGAAGATTTCCATTTATTAATTTCAGAAACACTACGAGGGAAAGCAATCTCTTCTGGGGGAAGTTGTTTGAACTCAGTTCTACACTTTTCAATGTAGTCTTGCATCTCTTCTTCGGTTGAACTCATCATGAGTTTAAGTCCATCCTTAATCATCTTCCTCACAGGAGCTGGCGTTGAGGTTTTAATTGCCTCAATACCCATGATCTTAAGTTTGGGTTCGTTATATCGAACACCCTCACTATCCCATACGTTGAGAATGTATCTCTTCTTCGCGGTCCAAATACCACGTTCTGCGATGTTCTCACGTTTCATCTGCATCTTCTGGTCATAGGCGTTTACATAGTCCGCCAGTTCTTGGTAAGAACCTTCAATATACTTTTCAAGTTCCACCTCACAGACCTTATTAAGGAAATTGACAATGCTTTCAGTAGACGCCTCTCTCCCTTTGTATACAGTTTCAACCACAGGACCCATATTAAGATAGATAGAGTCAGTGTCAGAAGCAATAACATAATCAACATCTTCAGTCTTTAGTAACTTATTCAGATATCCATTCATCTTGTTCTCGATCCAACGGATAGAGACCTGACCAGAGAGTGTAATCGCCTCTGCATTTGCAAGTTTGTAATATCGAAAATACTGATTACCGATGGCACCATAAGCGCTATTAAGAGCAATCTTCTTAGCCATTTGGACGTTGTTGCATCGGGCAATCTCTTTAATGAGTTCAGGATTCTTAGTCTTTTCATATTCCTGTTTTGCCTTGAGCATTCGTTTCTTGAAGATGACACGTTCGTTGTACATCTTCTCCATCAGTTCTGGCAAGAATCCCTTCACATCCTTTCGGAACATCGCACCGTTTGCACACACAGCGTAATCACTGTACATCTCAAAAGTGAGTTCCTGATTCAGAAGTTTATCTACGGTTGCAGAAGGATGTCGATTTTCAACCAACGTCTCTGGCGAGATGTTGTATTGCATAATGAGGTGAGGGTATAGAGAGTTGAGGTCAAAAGAGACCACCCAGTCATACTTTCCTGGTTTAGGTTCTTTAACGTATGCACCAGCATACTTCTCATCCTTTTGGTTCCTCTCCTTTTGAGGAATGACGATGTGCCTTTTCTTCAAATAGTTATAGATGATTGCATCCCAGGTACGAACCTGATAGGCAATATCACTGAAGTTTACTTTGGCGTCATACGCACGAGTGAAACAGAGATCAATCAGTTTAAGTTTATCCTCAAGACGATCAACAAGTTCTACGTCAACAATGTTATAGTCAACAAACTTTTTCCAGTCTTTAGTATAAAACTCTCGGAAAGTATCAAACTCCGAGTGATCTAACTTACGAGCACCAAGTTCTACATTGGCAATATGATCCAGTCGATAGCTCTCTTGGTTAGGGGTTGCAGGAGACTTCTTATAGAGATCCAGATAGTCGATTACAGAGATGCCTGCAAGATCGTATGAGATTTGTTTTCTACCCATAATCTGAATCTCATTACGACGAGCAATGTTCCATGGAGACATTCTCTTCGCAAACTTCTCGCCCATGATACGTTCCATACGACCCATAAGGTATGGGATATCGTATAGTTCACAGTTCCACCCCGTGACAACTTCAGGCGTGTTAGTCTCCCACCACTGGATGAACTTCTCAATCAGTTCAATTTCGGTGTAACAGTAAACATACTTATAGTTCTGCCTATCCGTTTTATACTCACGAGTTCCCCAAGTAATAATTTCCTTGGTTGTATAATCCTGAATCGTAATCAGAAGCAACTCTTCTGCACAATTAAAGACATCGGGGAAACCACCTTCTGCAGCAACCTCAATGTCAATTGTAACTAGTTTGATCTTGTTGATGTCAAACTTGATTTCATCTTCTGGATACTGTTCAGAGATATACTGATGAACGAACCTCTCGTTGCCGTAGATACGAAATCCCTGAACAGAATTGTACTTGTCAATAAACTCTTTACAGTCCCTGATAGTTCCAGGTTTCACTGGTTCTACTGAGTCACCTTCCAAAGTCCTCCACTTAGACTTTTTCTTTGTGGGGACGTAAAGAGTAGGCTGGAATTTCTGTCTATCACTGAAGTGTTTTCCGTCTTCATATCCACGAACAAGAATGTCATTACCGATTTGGAAAACGTTAGTGTAGAACCTCATTTTGTTGTTGCTAGTTTCAAGTAAGCGTCAATAAGTGCCTTATGCGGCTCGACCAGGGTTAGGATACTGTCCGATGACATCATTATAACATCTTCATCGGTATAATCACACAACCAGGGGACCAGTCTTTCATGTGGTGGCTTGTCCGTTTCATGTTTCCCCAGAATCTTATATGGGGAAGTCAACTTACAATCTGGACGACCAATATCAGCCAGGACTTCATCAATCTGACTGATCAACACTTCATCATTCTTCAAAAGAATGATTTGTACATTAATTTCCGAGTCCATTCATTTTTTCCTCATAAGATTGTTTGACTGTTTCCAGTGGTTCTACAGCTGCCACGATCCAAGATGGATCGATTGGAATACGATTCTCAGAAGACATAGGCATCCACTGGTAGAATCGGCAACTATATCTAGGTTGATTAGAACTTACACCCTCAGCCAAAAGTTCTGGATTTTCTTCCAACTTCACTACAAAAGGATTAGTCAGAACTGCAAACAATACCTTATCATTTTCATCAACAAGTTCCTGAACGTCAGCGATTACCTCTTCGTTCGACTTGAGTAACAGTAACTTTACAGTCATGGGAATTTCACATTACGCTCCAGTATATCACATAAAAATAGGGAGCGTCAAGCTCCCCAATGCTTTACCAATATCCGTCTGATAGTATTCGCCTACAGATCCGTTTGCATGTAGGCTGATCATCCGTGCATTCAATCAGACACTCATAATAATCGTTGATTAATTCTAGCTCTGTTTCTAGTTCGTCAACTGTATCTTCAAAGTGTCTCCACTCATCTAGCTGATTATATGAGAGTAGATTATGCATGACATTACCTCCAAGTAATAACTGTTTCATAACGAAAGAGGTTTCTTACATTGTTATCTCCGAGTCATGGTATTAATATACATGATCCCAAAGAGATTGTAAATCCGTATTTCTACTCATAAAAAAGAGGGGTGTCAACTGGATTTTGCCAGTTACCCCTCGCGGCATAGCGCCGACGATATTCAGTTTTATTTATAAAAAAGGGAGGGTGGTCCCCTCCCATTCTGACAATTTCTATAGGTAATCCCTCCGATGATGATGGTCTGGCACCACCTTACCTAGTTCAATTGTCAATAGCCCATCCTCAAAAGTAACTGATCTAATCTCCGTGTCGTCGGAGAGTGTCCAACTGCGAGTGAAAGTTCTTTGAGCAATGCCTCGATGGGCATATCTAGTTTCGGATTCTTTGTCGGGTCGTTGTCCCTCAACAAAGAGTTTTCCAAATTCTGTGTAGACATTTACCTCCTCCTTTTTAAATCCAGCTAGGGCAATTTCGAGACGAGACTCTACGTTGTTAACCTGAATTAGATTGTATGGGGGGTAATTATTTGTGGTTTCATGCAAGGTAAATAGGCGATCGAAATAATCGTCCATACCAATTGCGTTACGGGTGATCTTGTCCATTAGAGTACCAAGATCTGCCGCAGTATATCGTGCGAGATTTGCCATCTGTATTTCTCCTTATTAAAGCGAGAGTAAATTGTGAGGACCCTTTCGGCATCCACAACTAATTATAACACTTTCGCTTTAATTG